ATCTCAGTTACAGGTACAGAACCATCAGCATTCATCCCACCTTTGATCATAAGATCAGCACGTGATGAAATAGAATAGTGTACATGTGCTTCAGCTCCTCCTACAAAGTTGTAGAATTCTCTGAATCCTGCTCCAGTAGTGATGTCAGAGAATCTTTCTCCATACTCACCTCTTGCAGAACCTTTTCTAAAGAATTTAGTTCCAGCAGCTAAGTACTTGTCTGCTAAACCTTTTGAAGAGTCATTATTTACAAGTTCACATGTGTAAACCCATCCGTCACCTACTTGTAGAATATCATCAGCAGTGATGTAAAGCTCCATTCCATTATACTTGTCATAAGTTATAATGTCTCCATGACCAAATTCTCTTTTAGATAATTTGATTTTGAATGGTTGTCCATCAATACCTCTAGTTCCAGCATCTGCTGTATCTACTTTCCCTAAGGAAACAGGTAATTCTTGAGCTACAGGTGTTTGCCACTTGTATTCTCCTCTTGCGCTGTCCACCATAATTGTATTCTTCCCACCAAATGAAGCCATTTGATATAAAGGCATCTCTACCTTCTGCGTCATAGCCCATAAGTCCACAGGACCCATGTCAGTTGGCTCAGCATTACCTAACATGTTCGTTAAGTGATAAGAATCAATATGAGAACTAGCTTTGTAATTTGTGTCTCTTAAAAAGAGACCGTTGTTTAAAACTGGTGTTGCCATAATTGTTGTTGTTATTAATTAATAATTGTTGTTGTTGTTCTATTTTTTTAAAATCTTTTAAAGATATTTGTATTTCTTGGTAGAGTTTTTCTTGGTTTACTTGCTCTACTTCTTTCACCACCCGCTTTAGTATTTGTGGATGGTTGTCTTTCTGTTTGAGCCGTTTTTAATTTTCTAACTGTTTGTTCAACAGCAGCATTAGTTCCTTCAGTTTTTAACTGTTCTTTATATCCATTTGGATCAGCTAGTAACCATAATGCTTCAGATACTAAATTATAGTTTGGCTCAACAAATTGGTACTTCTCTAGTAAATGTCCTAAAAGATTAGTATTCTCACCTGAGATAGAAGGATATGAAGGAGACACTAAACCATTATATAACATAGATTGAGTCTTCTTATTCATCTTCATTTCTCCTAATTTTCCGTCTTTTAATGTATGATATACATTAGACATGTAATTTTCTGAAGCTTTTTGTTGTTGTGCACGTTTCATTTCCTGTTGTTCTAACTTTCTTCCTACAACTGCTTCTGACATTTTATCTAATTTTGGCTTAAACTTACCTGCTTGTTTCTCAAGTTTACCTAAGTCTTTCCAAATTTCTATTTCTTCTTGTACTTCTTCAGCATTTCCATATCCTGTAGCTTGAAGATATTCTCTTACTATATGTTCTTGTCCTTGTTCAGTAGACATATCTAATGTTCTTGTTTCTTCAACTTGCGCTAAAGTTGAAAATAATCCTTTAAGATCTTGTCCACCATCTGCAACATATTTAGCTGCAACTTGTAATTCTTGAGGTAAACTATCAAAAAACTGTTTAGGAGTTTCTCTTCTTACTTTGTTACCTCTCTCATCCATATTAGCTTGGATGAGTTCTTTCCAATCTTTAGCAGTATATTCATCTAAATCTTTATCATCATCAAAAGGAACAATCTCATTATTTTCAATCATTTTCTTGAAAACATCAGACATTCCTTCAATTCTTTTTCTTCCTTTAACAGTTGACTTTTCTTCTTCATCTTCTGCTAATTCCATACCTTCATTTAGTATGTCATCTATTTCATCTTTGGATACATCAGCTTTTACTTCTACTTTTTCAACAGCATCTTCTGCTTTTGATCCTTCAGGAACTTCTTCTGTTACTTCCTCTTTTACTTCTTCAGGTTTTGCTTCTAACTCTTCTGGTTCTAAGAATGATAAATCCATTTTAGCATCTCTTGAAAATACATTTGGTTTTTTTGAACCATCAGAGTCTTTGTCATTTGGTAAAGTAACTGAAGATGCACCTGGAGCTCCATTAAAGATCTCATCTAGATTAACATCTACCTGTTCTACATTTGTAGTTTCTACGTTTTGTTCTGCCATTTCAGCCATAATATTATTTGGTTTTAAGTTATTGGTTTATTATTTACATATACAATATAAGAAATGTTATTATATATATCTATATTAAACCTTAAAAATTTGATTAGTTTTGTATTTTTTTTTGCAGTATATAGCTATGATTACTTTTTCTTATCCTTTTTAGTAGGTTTTACATCATATTTGTTTTTATTCTCTCTTGCTATTTCAAGATTTTTGTTAGCAATTTCACGTTGAGTACTGAGTTTTTCTCTCTCAATATCCATTTTAGTTCTATTGTTTGAGTTTTTTATAGAAGCTTCTTCTTTCTTAAAGTTCATCTGTTCTCTGTATTGATCTCTTTCACGTATATCCTTCATTGCATCTTTAAAATCACTCTCTTGATTCTGGTTAATATCAGACTGTGCTCCATATCCAGCAGATCTTATCTCAGCAACGGTAATATCTTTCTGAATTTCTTTATCTGTTTCAGCTTGTTCATGTTGTCTTTGTGCTTGAGCTTGTTCTTGCTGTGCTTGTAATTGTTGCTCTTGCATTTGCTGCTGTTGTTGTTGCTCTTGTTGTTGTTGAGCTTGTTGTTTTTGTTCAGCATCCTTAAGTATATCTGAAACTTCAGAAATAGAGTTAGATTTAATAACATTACCTAGATCATATATAGATGCTCCGGTTGTGTTATTCTGTATAGCCATTTGTTTTAACTGTTCTAACGTTTCTCTATGATTAGTTTTAGTAGTTGCAAATACATTAAAATCTCTCATTAATAGTTCCTTACCATTAATTGTAAAATTAACCTTTTCAGATTCAGTAGTTAAATAGGATAGTCTAACAGATGGTTTAGTACTATGATAATATTGTGCCAAGTCTGTTCTCATTTGATGTACACGTGGCATTAAGTGATCTGAATGTTGTGTAAAATATGATTCTGTTTGTGCATATGACTGATTCATTGCTTGAGTAACACCTGTAGCAGTTTGTTGTGCAATAGGTGCACCCATTCTTTGTTGATTTATACCTAATGCCTCAAATGCTTGTTGTTTAAAGTGATTAGCTAATTGAATTCTTGACATTAACCTATTTGTTTGTTCTAGATTTAAGGTTTGATAATGATTAAAGTTTACAGCATTCTCAGTATTAGTAATAGATGTATCTAAAGGCATCATACCAAAATCCTTCATTGCTACATAAGCCTTCTCTAAATTATTCTTACCCCAGTCTTCTCCCATTGAGTGACGTGGTAATGCATTTTGATCAAACATAATAACAGTACCTAATTCATCTACTAGAATATCTGCTATCTGGTTATTAACCATATTATATCCTATTTGATAAGGTTTCATTAAATCAACTAAGGACGTTGATCTTGTGTTTCTATCAGAGAATACCCTACCTTCAATTGGAAGTTTGCATCCATATAAACTAGATTCCCCTTTAAACTGATATTTTACTCTTCCTGGTTTCTCTGCATTAATACCTAAATATATTGGATCAACATCATGATCTTCAGATCTCCAAGCTTGTGGAGCATTAGGTCCTATTTTAACTCCTCCCCATACTTCATTAATCCAGAACCAATCTATATGTTCTCCTTCAATAAGATTGTCTTTTGTTTTTTGTTTAAATAACTTAGTATTATATACAGGTTTATCATTAACTACAAAATCCTCATCTATTATCTTCTGGATAATATCACCGTTAGAATCAATTCTTGTTAAGTGTCCTATTTTTCTTTGTGTTTTCCAATATGTTGTAGTAACCCTCATCATATCAGAATCTCCCCAATCAGATATATCCCCGCCTTCATTTAATATCCAGTTCACAACATCACCTTCTACAGAAGGATTGTTGCCATAGTTACTCATAAGTCTCCTATAATCTAAACCAGGAGCTTCTGTATTCCATTTGTGAGATCTGCTTGCATCATAATAAGATCCATCATTCTGCATACCGTTTATTTGATACTTTGAATTTGTTGCAGGATGTAGGTTTTGCATAGACCTAAGTTGTTCTTCACTCATCAAGTAACCATATTTATCAATAACATCTGCAACAGTCATCATATCACATTTACCTGCAAAGTTTGAATCTGATATATATCTTGAGTCAGGTGACTTCTGATAAAAAGTTAAAACAGGGTTCCATAATTCTATATCATAATCATCCTCCATCATTTTAAAATGCCAGAATTCTCTATCTGCAATAAGCATATCTTTAAATGCTCTTTCTTCTAGTTCTGCCATCTTAAACTTCTCTTCATCTACATTTAACTGATGAGAAGCCCATTCTTCCACCATACTTCTATAACTCTTAGAGAAAAAATCTTCAATCTCAGGAAGTGATTTTAAATTTTCAGTTGATAATTGTTCTTGTACTTCTTCTGATTCAGGGTCAGCTCCTTGCTGAATCATTTGTATCATTAGTTTATTATGAGCATCCGTTAAAAGATTTTCTTCAATCATTGCTCTTTTTTGTTCTAACATTTCATTATAAGTATCATCATCAACAGCTCTAAACTGAACTTTTGTATATCTCTTACTAAATTCTCCTGCAAGTACGTTTATAACATTTGGTATAATAGGATAGAACTTTAACTCTAATGCTGTTTCATCTTCTTTTGTTAAGACATCCATTAGGTCTGCCATATCATTATCTTCTTCAACAATATAATCAGTCTTATCAATAATACCTTTTGCAAGTTTATAATTCTTAAGTAATCTTCTGGAATTTTTTTGTAATTGTTCCATTCCTCTCATTTCTAACCAATCTAGATTCCATGCAGCCCAATCTTCATCTTTGTCTGATGCAGGAATAAATTGTAGAGGTTGAGATAATGATGCATTAACAGGACCCTTATCAACCTTAGCCCCTTTTTTAAGTTGTAGTGCGTTATATACTTTCATAGTAAGTTTCAGTTATTTCTTCACATTCATTAGTATAAGTATATACTATGAATGCTGTTGGATATGTACAAGTTGTTATGTATTCAAACATTATTTAAAATTTTTAAAAGGGTTTCTTTTCTTTTTATTTTTAGTTTTTCCTATATTCCTAAACGGACTCATATTTAATTTACCAAATTTCTGTGAATTATCCAAGGGTTCTAGTGACTTATCTCTCTCTTTACGTTTAACATAACCTCTATTTGCTTGCTGCATTTTGGCAAAAGCAACAAGTGCAGCAAATGATACTAGTCTATCCACGTTTAATCCAGGGAAGTATTGTAACATTTCTGTTATTAACATCTTATCAGGTATTCTTTCTACACCATAAGTTTTCTTAAATACATTTCCTTTCTCATCTGTTTCCTCATCTGTTGCTTCTCTTATAAATTCAATAGCATAGGATATTAGATGACTCTTAAATAAATTACCCGTATTTTTCCATCCATATTCCTGAAAAACACTTTTATTAGATCCCAGATCTTTTAAGAATACAATTTGTGATTTAGGTACTAAATACTTTTGTTTTCTCTTTGCAATCATATATTGAATAAACAAAGATATATTATTTTCTACTAATGTCCAAGCATTATACCATTCTATAATTAATTGTAACTGTTCATGTGTATCATTAATATCATCATATCTTCCACACCATGATGCAACAATCTTATCCCCCTCAACAAAAGTTTCTAATCCTTCTGGTGTTTCTTTTGTAACCTCAACAGGGTTTTTATAAACAAATATACTACACAAAGAATCTGATGTAGTAGTCTTACCTTCTGACACAGGGTCAATAGAGGCATAGTAAGTTCCAAATCCAGGATCCTTAATTGGTCTCTCCCATACAACTAAAACTCCAGTTTTATCTTCCGCCTTCTTACTTAAAGGAAATGTACTTATTGGAACCTTTCTAGATGTGCTTGCTTTGATTTTATCTCCATCAAACTCTAAATCAATTAATTCATAAGAATATTCTTTCTCTTCTATTCTCTTCAATTGTTTAGATAAGAAACCTTGAGGAAATACAGATTCCTTTCTATATGCAAAAGCTTCTGCAATATCAATAGGTTTCTGAGATACCCTTAATTGATATTGTTCTTGTTCTAAATCTTTTTTCCAATCTTCTCTCTCACGTCTAATGGATATTAGAGCTCCCTCAATATTAGAATTACCATATATATCTATAAAAGGAGGCATAGACCATTGTTCAGGAATAAATAAACCAGCTATACCAATAGTTCCTTTATCATCCATAAGGTCAGTCTCAACACCTAGGATACCGTTAGCTTCTGGATTTAGTATCATATTTTTTAAAGGTTTACAATGATCAAGATCTCCAACAGATCCTGCTGCAATAAATTGTCCTGTTGTCATCATACCTGAAGAGAATGCGGGACGTAAATATTCATATGTTGCACCCATCTTAGGAGCAATACCTGCCTCTTCATGAAAAAAGTATGTACATGGTCCCCCCACTCCTGCTGTTGCATTCTTTTCAAAAGAGTTTCCTTGTATTTTAGATCTTAAACCTTTATTAGTTTTTCTATCATTTATTCTAACCTCAATCTTCTGTTCCCATAATAAAACCTTTCCTGGATTAGAAGGTCTATACCAAGCAGTATGTTCATTTAGAAAAGTTTTATATTCATCTAAGAATTTCCATGATCCTTTATCATTAATATAATCTTTTAAAGACGCTCCAATTTTTAATGTAGCACCTTCTTCAAACCAATACATATTAATTAGTTTACCCATATGAAAATAAGAAGATGCTATTTGTCTTTTTTTAAGTATTGCAACATGCTTATAAGTTATCTCTGCCATTATTTCATATAATGCCATGTGATATTGAGCATCTCTTACTTTTGCAAAACCATATGCCTTTTCTTCTTTATCATAAATAGGAAGAAAGTTTAACCACATGTAATAATCTCTGGTTAAATACCAAGTATTACCTTTATTCTTATATATTACACCCTCTCTACATTTATTTTTCTGATCTTCCCAGTAAGTCATAAAATCTTTTGACCTCATAGGTTTATCACAATAAAAACCTTGTTCATTAAATATTGTAGCTTGTTTGTTAAATATAAAAGCAGTTTCATCAAAGCCATATTCTCCTGGCTCTTTAAATATAGATTCTATAAATTCTCTGAAATCTTGTATTTCTGGGAATATTGTCTCTCCCCAAACACCCTCATTCCATGTAGGAATTATTTTATAATTGGTCATAAGCTAATCCTTGACCACCACGTACAGAACTTTTTTGTTCTTCTTTCATATCATTATATGCTCCTTTAAATGATTGTCTTATTGCGTCAAAGTTTTTAGCTGCACTAACTAGTGAATTTATATTACCATCTCTTCCATGTTCAATTTGAGTATGCTCCATATATTTAGCTAACTTATCTATCATAGACTTGATACCTTTGTATGCTCTAAAAGTTGGCGTTTCATATAACTGTGCACATTTGTCTAAGGCAACTCTTATCTTTGGACATTCTAATGATTCTGTCATATTGATTTCATCTAATATAAGTTCTTCTTTGTCTATCTCAAGAACATTAAAAAATGGATTAAGATCTGGATCAGGACAAGTCATATAGAATACATATTGAAATACTTCAAGATATGTATCAGGATATTCTTCTATAATTGATTTAAGAAATTTTAAAGTATAACAGTGCTCAGTTGGTACTACTTTACCGTTTGATATGTCAAATAATTTTATTAACATATTAAAATCCTGCTTTAGCCATTCTTGATCTAAATTGTTGAAGTGTTTCATTAAGCATTTTAGGCGTTGCGGTTCCTGATATAAATATTGTAGTCTTACTAATATTCTCATCTCCATTTGTATCTACTCCAGGTCCATATGATGATATTGTTTCAAGATCTATAGTATAATCACGTTCTTCTTCCTCTAGTGTTATAGTTCCTTCCCAATCTCCCCCATCAGCTGCACAAGCAGATTGATTAGTCCCTGTACCATCAACACAAACTCCGCTTGTTGAACTTTGGGTGGTTACATATTGGACTATAACTAACTGTTCAAATACTGGCATAATTTTTTATTTTTAATTATTATCTTTTATCCACATTATTAATGAATTAACCTCATCTTTCATATAAGGTAAATCATACATCTTTATTTCCTTTATTATAGGTTCTCCTTGATCATCATACTTAGTAATAGGATAACCATATTCATTCTCACTTTCTTTTTCAAAGCTAACATGTTGAATAACTAGTTTACCTGCCTTTAATTTAGGATTATGCTTTAGTATAATATACAAATAAATACTGAGTTGTAAGGTATAATGTTTAAGATTACAGTCATCAAGGTGTGATAAAGGGTTATACATTTTTGAAGTTACACCTTCCCAGTTTGTAAAACCTTTAGTTTTTATTTCCTTATTTGTTTTATAATCTGTAATGTTTACTTTACCATTTACAATTGTTACTAAATCAGCTTGACCACATATTGCAGCTGATTTGAGATATGCAAAGTGTTCTGGATATACTCCGTCCTCTAATTTCTGCTCTGGAGCTATTTTAACACCGTTAGCATCAGTTATAGGTCTCACAATAGGTATCTCTACCCCTTCACGTTCTATGGTCTTAAAATCAAGCAACCCTTCTTCTCTTTGATTATGATACCAGTTACCTAATTTAATTGCTCTCTTTGTTTCATTATTCCAAATTTCTATAACTTCTTTAGGTTTAAGTCCATACCATTTTGAGCGTTTATTTTTAGAAGATTTTTTAGCAACAGCTTTCTGATCAAATTTAGGTTTAAATTTACCTATAAATGTAGTAACGCTAGTCCATACTATATTATCCTTCTCTAAATTTTCGTCTATACTCTCATACGTATGACCTTTTTCCTTAAATATTATAGCCATTTTTATTTATTTATTTCTTTTTCATTAGCAACGAGTTGGTCAAAGAGCTGTTTCTCTTCATCTGCAGTCATTAACTCTTTCCACTTGTTTTTAGGGCAGCTTGTTGATAATGCTCTTGTTTTAAATGCTAATGAACAACCACATTCATCACAACAAGGTTGACTACCTGGAGCAGCACATTTTTTTCCTTCTGTATCTAAATGTTCACATTCTTTACATATTCCCCACCTTTCATTTGCTATTTGTTCAACATAGTCTCTCTTAAATATTTTATTTTTAACTCCCTCATATACCTCAGATATATTTTTTACTCCGTTTAATAGTTTACTTATGTTCATCTCTCCATTGGTTTTTTAATTCTATTTCATTATTGATCCTTTCTGAAGCTTTCTCCATGAGATCTAGCTTCTCTTTTATGGGTACGTGTTTGTTATATCCTTTAAAGGTTGTCTTCTCTAAATTACCTAACATATCCTTATGCCTTCTTATTGTTCTATCTAATCTTCCCTTTCTTGTTATGAATGTTCCAAGATTTGGTATTCTTATTCTGGTATAACTTAATGTTTCTATATTATTTCTAATTTCATTATAAAAGAATCTAATAAACTCATCAACTAAATCAGGATGAACCTCACATTCCTCAGCAATATCTTCAAAGAATTTCTTATAACTCTTAGGATTAAGTTGCATATCTTTAGTTTCTATATTCATTAATCTACACCAAGGATTTTAAAATCTAGAAATATATCTCCGGATGTTTGTACTTTCATATCTGGATTTAATATTATAATCTTTCCTTTCTTTATTACAAGATCTTTTCTCTTTGCCTTTTGTATTGCATTTCTACAAGATTGAGGGCTTTTATATATTTTCTTTTCTGTAATAACTGTATAAAAGCCGGTTAAATCTGTAGAACCCATCCTAGCTAATTCTGTTAAACATTCTAAATCAGAAGAACTTATTTGAATTTTATTCATAAAGCAATGTGTAATTATTTGATACTTAATTACATTATCTTTATTAACCTTAATTCTCTTTTCTACTTTATTTACTATAGCCATTTTTAATAGTTTTTATATCAATAAACCTCTGGTGCATAATTACACCAGAGGAATTTATTAATAGAAACTTTTAAGAATCAACTGTCTTTAGAGTTCTCTTTGGTTCCACAGAGGGTACTGGTGGTGCTTGATTGCTACCAGCATTCCAGTCAGATTCAGCTTGAGTTACTTTTTGTGGATTACCCATACCCTGTTGTGGTACTAGGGGTTTATTCTTATCATTATCCGCCATTGCTTGTGCTATAAACATTTGAGATTGAACTCTCTCAGCTCTAGCTACTTCAATATCCTTTAGAATTGTTTCATATTCTAATTGAATCTTTAAGTGTTTAACACTGTCTTTGTAATAAGCTGTAATTTCAGCTCTTTTTACATCCATTTCAGCTTTAGAAGCTTCTGCTGCAATTTCTTCTGCAGACTTTGTGATTTTCTTTGACATCTTTTTTGGTTTTATTAATTAATATACTACAAAGATACAAAAAAAGTTTAAATAAAAAAGGTTTATCTAATTTTTTTTGTCTTTTTTGGTTTCTTTAAAAGCATTATTGAGAATTTTATTGAACTCTTTGGAGGCGTTCTTTTTTTGTTTTTTAACCTTGCTTTTTATTTTTTTAATTAGATCTCTAATCTCAGAACATTTTTCATATTCTTCTGTTTCAACAAAAAAATCCATCATATTTGATAGTTCAGGGGTTTTTAAATCCGTAGAAGGATCATGAGCTATTAATAATCCTCCAGTTGATTGTACAATATCATTTATTGTTTTCCTCTCTGTAATTAAGTTATAAGAATTACGGAATGCTCTACTGAGTAGTTCCTGCTCTAGTATAGACTGTTCATACTCATTTAAATCTTCATATCCTTCTAATGGATCATTCATGTCTTCTTTTTGGTTGCAAAGTTATAACTTTTTTTTATTAAGTTCCAAATGTTTTTGTTATTATTTAGTAATAAATCCACCATCTACTGGTTTAATCATGTTATCAAATGGCTTACTATTTAACCCACCGTAATTGTTAGGCATAGTAAATCCAGATTTTCCTGGATTTGTTATATTCTGCATACGATAATTAACATTATATGATCCATCCGCATTGAATAGAGATACTGGTTGTCCCGTATTTAAACCCAAAGGGGTTGTTCCTATTTGTAAAGGTTTTGGACTAAACGATGGATTAAATATTCTAGTTTTACCATCTAAGTTATATTTGTTTATATTGTATTGCTTCCATAACGGTGAGTTCATACTAAAATTATAGTTTAGTTTACCTCCAAATTTATCACCTTTATTTAAATCACTCATTATACTATATTGTGTTGGTCGTGGATTTAATGAGATTGGTAACACACTGTTATTAATTTTACTAGTTGTATTTGGAAACATGGTAATAAATCTATTTGTACCACTTACAGCCTTATTTTGTTTGAAACCCATAGTTAAGTTATTCCAAGGGTTATATAATTTTTCATTAAACATATCCATTCTGTATTTTGCAGAAGTACCAATCTTAGAAGTATTTTCCCAGAGTTTTGTATTATTTAATAATTTATTGCTATTTGGAATTAAATTAAGATTCCTATTAAAGTATCCATAACCAGGTGCTACATTTAAACCAGTCCAAAATGCATCTTTAGTTGCGTCCCAATACTTTCCTTCACCCAAGTTTTTTATCATGTCTTTTCCATGACTATAACCAAAACCAGTAAGCAAAGCATTGTTTACTGTTAAACCAGATGTACCACCATATAAACCTCCTGCAGATGTATTAAGAAAAAGAGAATTTTGAAATTGCTTACTACCCCATCTAATAGGTTGTAGTGCTGCATTTTTAGCCCATTGTTTAAAAGTCAGATCCGCACCAATCATTAAAGGATTTTTCTTCCATAATTGATATGCAGAATATGCTGCCATTCCATATAGACTTATTTCTCCTAAATTTGTGTTGGATGAATTTATCTCATCATCTTTCAAAGATGTCATCTTTTTCCCATCAAGACCTATAAGATCACTCCTTAATAGACTAAGATTTTGTCCTTGCATTATGTTATTTTGAAAAGTTCCTGGGTTATATTGACCCATATTTGCGGTTCCTAATCTCATAACCATATTACCATCTTCATCTTTCTTATATCCAAACATTGCTTCTGTATCAGTGAAATCTATCATGTTTAAAAACTCATCCTGATTATAATTATTTAATAAATATCCATCATTACCATCACCTGTTGGTCCTAAAGCATCAATCCATGATTGAGCATTCTCTGACCATTGACTAAGTTCTGGATTATATTCTGGATTAGCTACATATTTTCTAACATATGTATTTGTTTTTGTATCTAATTCATCATAAGGGAATTCTTTTAACCATGGCATAAACTGTGGTACTTTTTCTAAATCAAAACCAAAACCCAACATTTTTGTTTTAAATCCAAGTACATTCTTAGAAAATGGACCACTAATCAAATTAAATAGATTTGCTTGTAATGCTTTTTCTGGACTATCTATCATTACGAAAGGATCTCCTTCTGAATGTAATTGAGTCTTATTATACATATTCATATATGGTATATATTGATCTTCTGTTTTAACAATATTACCATTTCCATCTCTATAACTTAAATCATTAAACTGATGATTCTTAAATTCATGTGTCTCAAGAAATGCATTTTTCTCTTTTAAACTTGCAAATTGAGGTATATCCTGATTCACTAAGTCAAATACATAATTACTAAAATAAGTATTTACTCCACTATACATATATTTTGTATATTGCTCTGTCTTATTTCTATATTCAGAAATAGATGTTTCAGCACCAATCTTTCCAGTCCTGTCTAGATAATTCTGTACAGCCAGTTTAAAGTTAGAATATTGATCTACATCATATTTCATTAATTCACTCCCTACCTCTACCCATTGTTTATTATCAAAATCCCACCATTGTGTAGGTAGACCATTATCAAATGTTTCTGGATTAAAGAATTTAGTACCTTCTTCAGCTGACTTTTTCTGCTGTTTTATTTTATTCTTATCAAAAGAATCCCATGCTCCAACACTTCGCCAAGTTTGATTTTTATCAAATGATGGAGAGGTAGCTTGCATTTTATAAAAAGCTATTTGCTCTTGGTAAGAATTTAGCCTTTTCATAAATGCTGGATCATTTTCCCATTTAGAAAGATCTTCTCCCGCTCTTTTATGTATAAAATACATCATGGATCCGTCTATCCAATTATCTTGGAAATTTAAATCTCCACTTAATTTAACTACGTTCCCATTTACATTTTGATATTTTCTTCTTGTATCATCTTCGTGATCTGGATGTGGGAAATCAGCCAAAGAAGCTTCCAACATTTTAATCTTTTCATCATAATTAACAATTGCTGCACCCTGTAATCTAAAACTTTCTGAATTACTTACATCTAAATCTCCAAGATGCTTCTTTCTTAATTTTAAGATATGCATCAGTTGATCATTATTTAAATTAAAAGGATTAGTGTTATTATACATCATAGCCTGTGATTCTAAATCAGGTTTAAAGTTCTTTAAAATTTCTTGAACTTCTGTTTGTGATTGAGCATTACTCAGGTCAGTTTCAAACTTTAGAATCTGTGCACCCTTCTTTTTTCCGGTTCTTAATACCTTTTCATCTCCTTGATCACTTGTAAAAAATTGCCCTTGCCAAGCGTATAAAAGTCCTATAACACCATTCATATCACGTGCCATAGCATGAGCTTGGGTGAAGGTTTTAGGAACGAAATAATTTTCATTTTGGTATGCGTTTGGATCTCCATCAGAAACTTCCATACTAGATCTGAAATATCCATAATTTTTACCATCATAAGTTGAGCGTTGAAGAATATTAACTATTGGATTACCACCATCGTTATGTACACAAGTTCCTTTTTCTGTACAGTTTTCATTATGGTTAAATGGTATATTATGTTGTGTATAATAGTACCAGTCTGTTAACTGCTTCCATGCAAAGCCTTTTCCACTTCTCCATTTACCAGCCTCTACAGGATCAATTCCTGTTTTAAGCATACCTGTATTAAAATCAACTAAGTCTTGAATTTCATAATCAACATATGGTCCTTCATACCATTCACCAGTAAAACTATCTGTTTTTCTTTTCTTTCCTTTTGTGCTTGTAGGATCTGTTGAAACAATCTCTTCAGAAGTCACCTCCCCTTTGCTTTGAAATTTAGGTAGAATCTCTCCACCTCTTCTGTATATTTTTGCTCCTTTAGAATATTGGCCTTTCTTAAACATTGAATTTGACTCTTTAAATGTCTTTGTATCCTTCACATCAGTCTTCCACTCTCCTTTTCTAGCAAAATTAATCATTGCTTGTCTTGTAGAAAATTTATATACTTCATCTCTTAATTTAGCTTCTTGATAAGCATCCAACGGTTCAAACCATTCACCATTTACATCTTGGAATAATGTAGGCCATGCTTCATCTTTATTATTATCTGCCATCAAATGAGTTGAATGAGAACCATCTTCATTTTCTCTTACACCATCTCTAGTATTTTTTATTCTTTGATAATTTTTAGAGTCACTATAATTAGTTTTTGATGGATCTACTATTTCTTTTCCAGTTTGAGCTTTAGGTAACTCTGCACCATACTTTGCATTCATAACTGGTGGAAGATCATCACCGCCTATTTCCTGTTGATTTTCCATTGCAATATTATTATTAAGAAATATAAAATCTCTTTCTTTATATCTTTCCAATGTTCTTTGTAAATCAATAGGTACTTTTTCCATATCTATCTCACCATCATCTCCTCTATATTTATCTAAGTATTTGTCTAGTGTTTTTTGATCTAAATCACCTTCTCTATAGTCATATATCCCTGATTTATACATGTCATATCTTACAGCATCCATATCTGCCTTAGCTTCAGTAACTCCTCTTACATATGTATCATCTTTAACATGCTCATCCACTTTATCACCTCCACTTACATTAATTCCATAGTTTTCTCTCATCATCTGTCTCATGAGTTCTGCCTCATTATCACTAATAGAATAGTTTTGATTTGCAAATCTTCCTGCTCCTATTCCATCTTGGTTATAGTTAGTACCATAACCACTATATCCTGGTTCATAAACAGCTCCTAGAGAATGCCCTACTTCATGTGCGTATACTCTAGCTTCTGCCTCATCATATGTTATACCAGCTTCATCTGCTATTTGTTGAATTTGAGATGGAGTCATTTGCATTGAAACCTTTCTATCATTAGTTTTATATTCTACATTTCCATCTGCATCTGTAACTCCAGTTTTCGTATTGAGATGAGGAGCTGTATCTGAATGGCTACCCAAATATTTACCACTTTCGTCACTCTTAGGCTGAAAAGCCCATATAAAATCATCATATAAGTTATCTGGTAATATAGATATGAGTTTTTTCATATCATATTTACCATTTTCATCTCTCTCTATTCCATTTTCTTTTGCAAAAGTTTGTAATGCATCACTTACATGATGTACTTTTTGATACATTCTATTATCATACTCAGAAGAGTAATCTGTTGTCATAGTCTTTAAAGCATTCAATCTATTGCTAACAGTCTCATCAACTATAGTTTGATTTTTAGTATTTTCTTCATCAGAATCCCATGATTGGAATGGCATATCTACACTCATAGCTTGCCACTGATCATCATTATACCACTCAGGATCTATTTCATCTGCAGTTGCACGGGTTACCATACCATGATCTGGATGGAACACATAAGCTTCCCACCCATCCCCCGTACCAATATCTCTAATACTTCCTTGTAAGGCTAAACGTTTTTTGTAAATATCAGAGTTTAATGAACCTTCAAAAAATTCATCAATCTCATCCATCTCTGTACTTCTTTGTCCTGATGGTGTTGTTGTGGAATATTCATTAGAATCTACAGTAAATGGTATATAATTACCATATTCATCTAATATAGGTTCTCCAGTGGTTTCACCTATTCTAATATCTCCTTGAAACTTAGGTAATTCAGCACCATACTTAGCATACATACCTTGTAAATCATCTCCACCTATTTCACCATCTCCACCTATCCCAGAATTATCAGCAACATTATTCATGATCTCAAATAGATGTTGCTTTGATATTTTTTTATTAAACTCAGATCCGTCATTTCCATCATCTCCAAAGAATTCTTTAACATCATCATATCCATCTAATCCTTTGAACTCTTCTGAATTCATATATTCTTCTAACTTAATATAGTTATCTTCTGTAAATTCAGTTTCTGTAAATGAATTAAATATTCCTTTATCTTGCATCATTTTTTGTGCCACCTTATATCTCGCATATACTTCAGTTGGATTTGTTAAATAATTCCCTGATTCTTTATGCGTTTCCTCTTCTTTCCATTGATTATATGAATCCTTTAGGTTACTTGTAAGTGGTGATGAGCCATTAAAGATGTTTGATATAAGACTACCCTTTTCTTCTGTATTAACGTTTGCTTTCCAATCCTTAAACGACATATCTGATCTATTTTCAGTTGTTTTAGCTTTTCTTAACAACTCTGTAGCATATGGTGTCATTGCATTATTAGCATTTGTTGTTCCATGAGTTAATTCATGTGTTCTGAGATTAGTAAAATCACTTCCCATAGGAATATTTACATCACCTGACATATCAGAACCATAATATATACGTGGATACTTTTGCTTTTTATTACTTGGTAGCATCACACCACCAGCAGTTTCAAAAAACTTATTACCCAGTCTGATATCCATTATTGCACCTTCCTGGTCATAATCTTTAGGTCTACCTAAAAACTCTTTTACGTTGTTTAGATTATCTAATCTAAAATCTTTAGTGTGTACTCCTAGTCCACTTCCAATTCCATCAGCAAAATTATAACTTTCTGTATCAAGATTATAACCTGCTAATTTATTATTTGCAAGTTCTCTTTGCCATCTTGCATCATATCCTGCAGAATTAATATCATTAATTAGATAATTTTTAGCATCAGAGTTTTGATTAAGTACTATTTCATCATTAATCGTATTATATGTATTACCTGAACCATCATTAAAAGTTCCATCAGGATCTATATCATCTGCAGAAATAGAAGAACGTGACACAGTACTAATGTTTCTTAATAAATCATCATGACTATGACCATGTCCATCACCTAAATAATGTTCTCCTGTATTTTGATACTTAGGAAGTGAACCACCATATCTCATCATCTGTGTTCCTTCTTCCATTTGCCCACCTGTGAAATCCTGCAATCCACCAGAATTTTCATCAAAAGCTACAATATTTAACTTTTCAGCAGCTATTTCTAAAGTTCCATATCTTTCTAATAACCCTGTAACTCTATGTGATCCCTGACCACCCTTATCTATTAGTTGTTGTAAAAGCTCTGCAGTTATAGGTACATAATTTGGATCTCCCACAGATAGATCATTATTATAACCTAATTCTCTACTTAATGCCATTTGTGTTGCAAAATACTCAGGGTATACTTCAACTTCATGAGAGTCATGTCTATGAGGTTCACTACTAAATTTATCTACCAACATAGTTCTACCTATAGTTGCATCTTTTATATCATTAAATCCTAGGATTTCAGCGTCCTTTGATTCCTTTATTAGTCCAGTATATTCATCATCATTTTTCCAACTAGTAATTTCTCCTTGACTATTATATCTAGTACCTGTACCTGTTCTATTATTAAGTTTTCTATAATAAGTTGTTCCTCCTAATTCTGCAGCTCTAGCGTTTATCTCATCTAATTTAGCCTGTTCTTTCTTATTTAGTTTTCCTTTTTTACCACGCTTACTGTTCAGAAGTTCTTCTCTTTCAGTCATTATAGCATCATATTCAACTTGAAATATTTGAGATTCTAATTCTCCATTCTCTTTTTTAACTTTCCAAGCATTCCATTTCTCTTCATTAAAAACTTTTTTAGTTCCAGGAAATGTTTCATCTGGTACAGTATAATTATATATACTTCCTTCCATTCTTCCTTGTGCATTAACCACTCCCTCTGTTTGAGGACCATTCAGAAACGCCTCTTCTCTTATTATGTTTCCTTGATTTATAGTATTAGCATCATTAGCATTCATGGGAACAAGATTAGCCTGGGCTAGTTCCTCCTTAGTCATTAGACCTGGATATTTTATGTCACTATAAGATCCTCCTACCGAATGTCCTATTTCATGATCTACTGTTCCGTCATCATAACCGAACATTGGATTTAATAATATATCTGGATGTGCATTTATAGAGGTGGTTTGATCTCCTGTCTGACCGGTATTACGACCAAGACGTATTTCATACAATTTAGCTAATCTAGCTGCGATTGTAGCGTCTGGATCTGGATACCCTTGGGATACTAATTTTTCCCTGTACCTAGTACCAGATATATAATTATAAGCTTCTTGAAAATTATCCTCAAACATATAATTATTTAATTCCTCATCCTCAAAAGATCCAAACATTCTATTATCTGTATTTGGAATTATGACCGGGCCTTGATCTGTATTTATTGTGGCTTTTGTTTCTTTACCCGTTTGTAATTTTCTCATTGGTTCTCCCCCCTTTTTAGAAGCACCCATCTCTTTCACGAGGTTCAACCACATATTTGTTTTTCCTGATCCCATATAACAAATATACGGAAAAACTGAAACATATACAACAAATTCTTACCTAATCCGGGTCCACCTGAACATACCCCCCTGTCCGTACTGGTAAATGTTGTATACGTGGCATTATAGTTAGGTCCTACATTGAAACTCCCCAACAAAATTTTGGAGTTGGGGTATCCCCCGTAATTATCTTCAAATAAAATAAAATAACAGTAATTATGAAAATGAAAATGTTTTTCATGGAGACATACAAGTCTCCTAAGTCTGGTAAGACTAATCTAGTGTTCTCAGAAGAGAAAGTATCACCTGAGGTGGTAGAAAGTGTGCAACAACACAACGAGACAGTACGTAGTGGTAATGTAATGGCAAAGTTTGCAGGTAAAGCCGTTCAAACTTATGGTGAGTTCAAACAAGTTGACTCAGGTATTCAGGTAATTGTACCACTAAACGGTGTATATAACTTTGAACCATCAGAGATTGACAAGATGAGAGAGAAGAAACACTCTATCATCAAAGGTCAACCTGTAACTTACAGTTCAGGAAGGGAGAGCACCTTCCGTTTCCTTGGTAAGTTAGACTCTTAAGTTAATAGGATAAGATTGGGGCTTTTGTCCCTTTCTTTTGTGATCACTATCATCCGTATACTTAGTGGGCCACATAAATAGATATAAAGTTGGTAAAAAAGTAGTGGAGTGTGTGTCTTACTCTGAATGGGTGACATACATTCCCACTTATTACCACTATGTACCACTATATAACATTAATGGCACATATAAAGGATATAGCTATCATAAGAGTAAATAGAGCAGTAAGTATGGATAGTCCTATCCTAACTCTATTCTTATGGTAGTCTATAACATAATTAGTCTCTCTCTATATAGAATAAGAGTACTAGTAACCGTAATCTTAAAAATAATAACATGAAATATATAATCAAATCAGTACAATACATATTAGTAATATCTAGCCTATTGTTAGGTATCTTCTTTTGGTTATGTATGATATATGCTTGTGATACTACTCAACAAGATAATACTATCTTCAACACATCACCTCAAATGGACACTGTAGAGGTAATCATAGAGTATGATGGAGATAGAGAGATAAGATGGTATACTTTAGATACAGTACTATGTGGGAAATAACAATCAGAATAATAATGCATTATATAACTATAAGAATGGTATTACTTATAATAGCCATCTTTATAGCATTATATTACATACAAAAAGACATAAGACAATGAATAAGTACACACATATCATTGATACTATAACTAAGGGTAATAAGCTTACTACAGTTGGTAAGCCAAAATCTACTTGGCGTGTAAAGGTTTATCCAAAGCCTAGAATTTGGATTAATGAAGACACAGTAAAAAGAATTAAAAATGGCAAGAGAAATAAATAGAAATTATAAATACAGTAATGTAGTATCACAGGATGAGTTTTCTTATTCAATACTACCAAAACATGGACAATTTAAAGGTAATTTATGTGAGTTAGGACATAGTAAGATGCAAGGAGGTAATCAACAGATATATCTATACAATAGTTATTACATGGGATTTGCTCGTCAAACGTATAGTATAACTAATAGTCTTACTACATCTACCTTCTCTTTTAATATCATGTTACCAAAGTATCTTCGTAATAAGATAGAAGAAATGAGTAAGTATATGTTAGAGAATACTAGACAGAGAGTACCAAGAATAGATCAATTCGTTATAAGTATACCTAACCTAAGTATAACTATGAATGAGTATGTATTTAATATTGAGTCATCACATACTACTGATGGGTTTGCATTTAAGAATAATCAACATAGTATTCAGGAGATTAAAGAACTTCAAGAGAT